GTATTGGAGCTTCAGACGCTCCGGTGATAATGGAAGTATCACCATACACTACGCCGTACACCCTTTGGGAAAGAAAACTAGAGCTTATTCCAGAGAAAGAAAAAACATTTGCAATGTCTCGCGGTTCAGATCTTGAAAGCGACGCGCTCAGATGTTTTAATGAGACTTTTGGGCTCACACTACAACCACAGGTGCTAAAATTCAGATGTTATGATTGGATGATTGCAAGTCTTGATGGTTATGACGGGGTTAATGCTGTTGAAATAAAGTGCCCTAACAAGGATGACCACAAAGTTGCTTTAAACGGCAAAGTTCCAGATAAATATTTTCCCCAACTTCAGCACCAAATGTTTGTTGCTAATTTAAAGAACATGTGGTATTATTCGTACGACGGAACTAACGGGGTATCGGTTTATCTTGAATCTGATACGGACTATCAAACCAAAATGATTGAAAAGGAATTAGAGTTTTACCGATGCATCAAAGAATTTGTACCGCCCACTATGACAGAAAAAGACTACTTGAAAAGAAACGACCTCGCTTGGCGGGAGCTATCACAACGTTACCTCAATGTGAAAATGCGCTTGAAGCAATTCGAAAGCGAAGAGAAGCATTTGAGGGATGCCCTCGTCAAAGCCTCGACTGGCAAGCCCTCTATAGGTGGAGGGCTGAAGCTATCAAAGACAGTCAGGAAGGGAGCTGTAGACTATAAAATAATACCCGAACTGATTGGAATTGACCTTGAAATGTTTCGTTCTGATCCTGTAGTGTCCTATAGGATAACAGAAACAACGGAGGGTTTATGAAAATGTTCTGGGCTGCATGTGGAGCGCTAATGCTAGCTTGTTGTGGTGTAAATGGAGGTGTTATGCGAGACCTTCAGCACGAAATAGACGCAATAAATATTTTGCTAACTGAAAACCAGATTGACCCTGCTGAAAGGGCTTTTCTTTTAGGGAAAAGCAGCGGTATTTTTCTTGCTATGGAAATTATTAACGAGAACGGCGATTGGTAAAAAACACCCCACACCCTGTGTGTGGGGCGACAAAGACCGTATTGAGAGTTTACATTTATCTTGTATCATTTTTATGGATAAAAAACCCATCGATTTTTTACGTCGATGGGTAAAGGCGCACATAAATGGAAAAAATACGTGCTGCGCGTAGTGTGGTGAGCGATTTCAAAACCCACCGCTTCAATATGTACCAAACTTATTGAACTTAGGCAAGCTATTTTTTTGCTTTTTGTTTAACGCTGTACGCAATAGCTACGGCTTGCTTCGGATCTTTTCCTGATTCAATTTCAGCCTTCACATTACTTTGAAAGGCTTTTTTACTTTTGCTTTTTACTAATGGCATTTTTGACTACTTTTTTAGTGATTTAACTAGCTTTTGGTCGTCTTTTATCTGCTTCCTGAAGTCTTTGTCATCTTCTTTCACATGCTCTAAAACTTGTTTGATTTTTGACTTACGTTTTTCTTTTCCTTTTGACATACTAGATCCTTTAATTTTATATTGTTACAATTCGATATGTTATAGAGTACGTTACAGTGTTGTTGTTGGCGGCGTTTCCCGTTATCTCTGTCGCTATAGGGTTATATATAAATAATGCTACATTATTGTAAAGAGTAAACGCTCCCGATGGAGTGGTGAGAGGTACAAAGCCCATCTGATTTGAAGAAGCAACAATCATTGCATTTGTGCATACATTACCCTCTTCGACTCCCGTTCCATACCTAAGCGATAATCTTTGTAGTGCTCCGGCTACAAAGACGTTTGTTCCACCGTAATTCATTTTCCCAACTGCAGATATGACTTCTATCGCATTTCCGCTTCCAGGAGCGGCTATTATCGAAATGGGCGTCGCATTAGCAGCTTTAACTTGAGCGCTTGTCAGGGTTCCGGTTACATTTAGCAAGCTGGCTCCTGGAGCTGCGGCACTTGTCCAGTTCGTGCCGTCACTAGTCATTACGTTGCCACTTGCGCCTGGAGTCGCGTATGTTTCGGTGCTGGCTAACCAATTCGTACCGTCGGAGACTATTACCTTTCTTGATGTGGCGCTTGCTGATGCTGGAAATGTAGGGGTGGACGTCACAAAGTTTGTCCCATTGTCGTACAAGATCTTGCCTGTTCCGGCGCTAGTGGAGGGATATGTAGCCGTACTAAATGCTGAAGCTGTTCCTATACCCTGGCCTTGTAGGACTTTTCTGCTCGCCGCTGTTGGCTGGTTTTTTGCGTTATTTGTGGCCATTAATCGCGCTTTTGTTTTTAATTTTACAAGTTCACTTAACGTTTTATATTGTTACAATTCGATATGTTACAGAGTACGTTACAGTGTTGTTGTTGGCGGCGTTTCCCGTTATCTCTGTCGCTACAGTATTAAATACAAATAATGCTAAATTATTAAAAAGAGTAAATGCTCCGGATAAATTAATTCTATTTGTAAAGCCCATCTGATTTGAAGAAGCAACAATCATTGCATTTGTGCATAAAACGCCAAATGAGCTTCCAGTTCCCAACCTAACTGCTAGAGTTTGAGCTGCTCCGGCTACAAAGACGTTTGTTCCACCGTAATTCATTTTCCCAACTATAGATATTATCTCTATTGCGCTTCCACTTCCAGGAGCGGCTATTATCGAAATGGGCGTCGCCCTAGCAGCTTTGACTTGAGCGCTAGTCAGGGTTCCAGTCGCAACTAATAGTCCGGCGCCCGGCGCTGCGGCACTTGTCCAGTTCGTGCCGTCACTAGTCATGACATTTCCGCTAGTTCCAGGCACTGCATACGTTTCGGTTGATGCTATCCAATTCGTGCCGTCGGAGACTATTACCTTTCTTGATGTGGCGCTTGCTGATGCTGGAAATGTAGGGGTGGACGTCACAAAGTTTGTCCCATTGTCATACAAGATCTTGCCTGAGCCTACTGTTGCCGAAGGGTATGTGGCTGTGCTATATGCTGATGCCACCCCCACACCTTGACCCTGCAAAATTTTTCCGCTCGCCGCTGTTGGCTCGTTAGCTGCGTTATTTGTAGCCATCAAATTTCCTTACACATATGTGATGTTTCCAACTGAATATAGTACGTTCCAGCCAGCATTTGCCGTTACGCACACTAAAAATACAGAATCCCTAGTCGCTGTAGAGGATAGTGACCCTCCAACTCCAGGAGTTGTTGTAACGGAGCCAAAAAATATTGTATTTCCTGCATTCTGAGCTATTGCCCATCCAGTTGCGTTATTAATTCCTGTGACAGCCACAACTTTTCCAACGGCGGATGTTGGTGGCAAAGTAACAGTAACAAGGCCAGCGTTATTAGCTATATATCCATTGTCAACTGCAGCTGCTTGTGTTGCGGCTGTAACAACTGTCCACGGCAGCAACGACCCTGCACCGGGCGCAGCACTTGTCCAGTTTGTACCGTCACTGGTTAGTACGTTACCGCTGGTTCCGGGAATTGCGTAGGTCTCTGTTGAGGCTACCCAGTTGGTTCCATCCGATACTATAATCTTACGCGATGTGGCGCTTGCAGTAGTTGGGAATGTCGGGACAGATTCAACGTAATTTGTTGCATTTGAATACAGGACTTTTCCGCTTGCCCCTGCTGTTGTAGGAAGAGTTGGCGTGCTGGCTACCCAGTTCGTGCCGTCTGATTGAATGAATTTCCCTGAAGTTGCAGATGCGTTAGGAAATGTTGGAGTGCTGTACACGTTGTTTGTACCATCAGATATCACCACTTTTCCAGCTGTTCCACTTGTGTTCGGATATGTTGGGGTCGAAGCTATCCAGTTCGTGCCGTCTGATATAAGAATTTTTCCTGCTGCTGAACTCGCTGATGTCGGAAAAGTAGGGGTTGATTCAATGAAATTTGTTCCATTACTGGCCAGTATTTTTCCCGAACCTGCTGTAGTTGCTGGATAGGTTGCCGTTGACCATGAGGGAGCTAATGATGCTCCAGAACGCAATATTTGTCCTGCTGTAGGGGTTCCGGATAAAATAGCGCCTGCTGTGCCTGTGCTGTAGAAAATACCTCCGTTAGATGCAACTAGACTTGCGTTTGTGCCTCCGTTTGCAAGAGCTAGAGTACCACCTAGCGTTAAAGTTGTTCCTGCCCCAGCAAAAGTTAATCCTGAACTTCCTCCGGTAAATGTAAACGCACTCGCAACTAGGGGGCCGCCAGAATCTCCTGTTAAAGTTATCGCTCCACCTCCACCGCCAGCTTGCCATGAAGGTATCGCCCCTGTTGTTGCAGTTAACACTTGACCTGTTGTTCCATTTGCAAGCCATGAAGGAACGCCATCCGCGTCACTAATAAGAACGCCGTACTCAACATCGGGAACAGATCCTAATTGACGACTTCCTGCATCTACAGTAACAAGGTTGGGGAAATCTGTGGTGGTTGGGAGAATACCATAAACATAGCACTTATTTTGTGCAACAGATCCGATAATGGTAGTTCTGCTTATTCCTGCGCTTCCAAAACTTCCAATTAAAATATTGAGATCTTCGGCGCCAGTTAATCCAGTTCCCGCGTTATGGCCAATTGCAATATTTGATGAGCCTGTAATCAAATTTTCAAGAGCGCCATATCCTATCGCCGTGTTGTCATCTCCTGTTGTAAGAGCTGACAAAGAAAGTGCTCCCAAAGACGTGTTTTCTAATGCGTTTGTGCCTACAGCAAGAGAAAAATATCCAATGCTTGTGTTAAAATCGCCTGTAAGTAACGATGCGCCTGATCCATATCCTAAGCTAGAGTTATTTGACCCGGATGTAAGTGACTGTAGCGAGCCTACTCCTATTGCAGTATTAGCTATTCCGTCTAATAGTTCT